AAATGGCTTGTATTTTCTAGTGAGAACGATAGCCACACAATCATAAAAAAACTGATTGAATTTCTTGCAGTACAACCGATAAACAAAATAGCAACAGAGCAGTTTGACGAACACGCAAAGTTTGTTTTTGACCATTTTAAATTTATTGATGCACAAGAAACTTACACTTTCAAAAATTTAATAAAGTTTGCAGAAGCAGTAAAAGATGCTTGGAGTTATGATGGCTTTTTGATTGATCCCTATAATAGTCTGTTTAAAGATCGTGAGCTAATGCAAGGTATTAATAGTCACGAGTACGATTATGAAGCAACAAGTCAAATGAGATTATTTTGTAAAAAGCACAATATATCTATTTGGCTGACAACACACGCAAACACAAATGCCTTGAGAATAAAACATCCATTACAACACGATTACGCAGGTCATCCTATACCACCACTAGCAAGTGATGTAGAGGGTGGTGGCAAGTTTGTAAACAGGGCAGATGATTTTATTGTAGTGCATAGATACACTCAACACCCAACTGAATGGATGAATAACCACATACATATAAGAAAAATAAAAGACAACGACACAGGTGGTAGACCAACCCCAATAGACAGCCCTATAATATTAAAATCAATCAAAAATAACGTAGGGTTTGAACTAAATGGAAAAAAAATACTAAATTTAGCATTGGTAGAACAGATCAATGCACCCTTCTAAACAAAAATACCATTTAACAAACCGACACAAAGACTGGATACGTATAGCTAAATCTTTCGGTGCAGATGATTATGCAGAGGATTTAGTACAAGAAATGTATATAAGAACTTTGAAATATATTGACAATGGTAAAGATTTGTCATACAAAAACGATATTAACTATTTATACATATATCAGATGCTTCGGCATATGGCTATCAATCTTTTGCTAAAAAAAAGAAAAGTTAGTGTTATTAATATAGACAATGTTAAAAATCAAACCAAAAGCGCACAAGAAATAAATATTGAAAAAATTTATGTTCGGATCAATAAAGAGCTTGATAGTATGTTTTGGTACGATGCAAAAATATATAGAATAATAGAAAGTGGTGTCAGTATAAAAGAATTAAGCAAAAAAACAAAAATTAGTTATTATAGTTTATACAGAACATACAATAAAGTGAAAAACAAATTAAAAGAATTATTATGAGATTAGGAGACTTAGTATATTATATTACAAAATACACAGGGATCAGGTATGTATGGAAAAAAATTTATCCTGATTGCAACTGTGATAAAAGAAGAAAAAAATGGAACAAGATAAAGCTTTAGATAAAAAGCTATGGCAACAAGTAACAAAAAGAATAGGCAACAATTTAGATCACGATGACTTTCTAATAATGTGTAAACTTCACGCGAAGTATAAAAAACACAAATATCACGAACCTAACTTTTGTAGTTGTAATGCAAAAAGAATTAATCAATGGATTAAAGAGGTGAGTGAGTGTTTAAAATAGATGAGATACATAAATTAGAAAAAGCAATAGTTGGTATTTATAATATTGATGGTTGGGACTTGAAATGGTCAGGTGGTAATTATGAGCATTATGATGCAAGAGGTTACACACCAAAAGGACACGAATGCGTAATAGAAATGAAGTTCAGAAATGATTATTACGAGGACAAGTTACTAGAAAAATATAAATATGACAAATTAATGGCTATGGATGATCACATTGAAAAGCTATATTTTGTAAACGATCCAAAAGCAAACTATCTGTTTTGGCTAAATAACGTAAAATTAGATAGGATCAAAACTATATGGTGCCCACAAACTACACTTTGGAACTCAAAAAAAATACAAAAAGACTGCTATTTAATTAATGAAAGGCTAGCACTTATAAAAAATATAAATTAAAGTCAAATATTTTTTTTATTTTTGTATTAATAAATAAACGTGAAAAGCCATCATATACAAATTTATAAAGCCTACTTTAATAATATTGCAGAGATATTAACCAAAGAATACGAGCAAACAAAAAAACCAACAATTAACGAAATGATTCAATGTGTTGTGCAAATGCACCTATATACAAACACATTACTGATTGATTATAATATGTTGCAAGAAGAACATAGATCAACGATAAAAGAATACGAAAAAATTATAGATAATTTAAAAAGCAAATTAAATGAAGCAGATAACATTGTTAAACTCGGAAACTTGGGAAGTTCTCGATTTGGAAAACAAAATGAAAAATGATGATTTTTATTACGATTACCTTGGTAAAAACGCATTAAGTAGTTCTTCAATAAAACATCTTTTAAAAAGCCCAAAAAAATATAAGTACATTACACAATATGCACAACCTATGACTTCATCAATGATGATTGGGTGGCTTACGCATTGTGCAATATTAGAACCAGAGAAGTTTGAAAAATTAATTTTTATTGATGTTCAAAGTAGAAGAACAAAAAAATTTAAAGAAGCAAACGATAAAAATCAAAATGTGTTCACGATAAAAGAAAGGGAAGAGGTAGAAAGATTACAAGATGCAGTATATCGAAACGAACAAGCATTAAAGCTATTGACAAAATGCGAATACGAGGTGCCAAAGATTGGATCTATAAATGGTCTAGCATTTCGTGGCAAGGCTGATGTGTTGTGTGGAAAAAAGATTATTGACATAAAAACAACAAGTGATATAGAACTTTGGGATAAAAAGAAACAATATGTAACAGGAAGTCCATACAAGCTTCATTATGATGTTCAAGCTTTTATATATTCTACGATATTTAATATTGATTATAAAAATTTTGTATTTTTAGTTATTGACAAAGCATCATTAGACATTGGTATATTTGAGTGTAGTGAAGAATTTTATAATAGTGGTAGAGAAAAAACTTATGAAGCAATATCTAGGTATCAACAATTTTTCGTGGATGGTGCTGACATTGATAGCTATACATTGAGAGGAACTCTATGATAAAAAAAGTTTATAAATCGCATCAAAAATGGTTAGAAATATGTGAAAGCTTCGGTGTAAATAAAGATCGAGCAAGAGATATTGTAAGCGAAATGTATTTAAGAGTGTACCAAAAAATTAAAAAAGGTCAAGATATATCTTACAACGGACAACCTAATTATTGGTATATATATAAAATGTTAAGAGGCATATCTATTGATTACTTTCGTAAATATAAAAAAATAGAAATTTTATTATTAAGGATTGACAACAACGGAGATCTAATGGTAAAAAATAAGGAGGGTAGGTATTTAACAACATCTGTAGCTAAATTAAAAGCACCTGAAATATTTAATTATGAGCTTCATTATAATAAGTTTTTAAATATTATAAGAGAAGAAAAGCAAAAAACAAGTAATTCATATTATCATCAACAGCACTTTAGAGTGTTTGAAGATATTTATAATAATGATTTGTCAATAACAGATTATACAAAATTAGTGGATGATGGTTATTATTCAGTTTATAATAGTTATAGAAATGCAAAAAAAATAATTAAACAAAAATTATTACAAGACCTATGATAGTAAATATAGAACAAATAAAATACAACGATAAAAACCCAAGGGTTATAAAAGACTATAAATTCCAAAAACTAGTTAAAAGTATAAAAGACTTTCCTGAAATGCTAGAAAAAAGACCGATAGTTGTAGATGAAAATATGGTTGTACTCGGTGGTAATATGAGACTTCGTGCCTGTGTCGAAGCAGGATTTAAAAAAGTAAATATAATAAAAGCAGAGGGGTGGACTGAAAAACAAAAAGAACAGTTTATAATAAAAGATAACAGTAGCTTTGGAGACTGGGACTGGGACATATTGGCAAATGAGTGGAATATTAAAGACCTTGAAGATTGGGGTTTAGATTTTCCTTTCGAAACAGAGGAAAAAGAAATTTCAGAAGAAAAATCAAAAGTTGATAATTATGTAGATGTTGTTGTTGTAGTAGCAAAAAATATAAATGAGTTAGATCAAATAAGTGATCTTTATAATTTAGAATGTGTTGATATGAATGATGATGTGAAAACACAACTAAACAAAAAAAGAAAAATGTATGTCTTTAAAAAATAAAAAGTTGGTTGCAATATTAGGTGGAAGAAAATATCTCAACAATACAACTTTACGAAAATTTTTAACACCTGAAATTAGAAATAAATTAAAAGAAGATAATATTGATTTTATTGTTGCAACAAATAATAAAAGTGCAGCTAAAGAATATAAACAAATTAAAAATTTAAAAGTTATAGAAACAAGTGATAAATTACATAATAGTTTTAAAAATCGACAAAGAGAAGCATTTACTAATTTAGGTGCTGAAACAAGAGAAACAATTAACCAATATTCAATAAAAAATAATTATTTATATACTGTACATTTAGATGATAATATAAATCAAATATATGTTAGTTTATATAACTCAACACTTAAAAAAAAAATTGCTAAAAAAACAACGATTAAAAAACATCAACCACAATCTTTTTATGAAATTATAAAATTGTTATTTTTTGTAATTCAAAAATCTAATTCAGGTTGTGTTGGTATTACAATGTCTCAATATCCAAGCGCAAATAATCCAAGAATAACAGCAGGGTTTCCATATAGTTTTTTTGTACATAAAATTGATAAAAATTTTGAATTTGAAAATTCTACTGAAGATGATATAATAATGAGCATATACAACGGTAATAAAGGTAAACCTAGTTGTGTTATAAGAGATTGTATTATGTATGGAAAAACAGGTAAAAGCAAATCTAAAGATGGTAACCGTTTTATTTATAATAAAATGTTACAAAAGAATCAAAGAGGAGAATATGCGGAAAAAACTTATCCTGAAATATATACAAGAAAAATTAGTTATATGCAAAAAAGTTCTACAAGTCAAAAAAAAATTGTTTTACAACATAAACATAGATTGCATAAACCTAAAAATTGGGATCAACAATTAAGAGTTGATAAAATAGTTTTTCAAGAAATTAATAAGGTTATTACTAATATATATAACAGAGAAAACAATGTTTAGTATAATTATAGTTGGTGCAGGTTTATCAGGTGCTACAATAGCAAGAAAATTAGCAGAAGATGGTAATAAAGTTACAGTAATAGATAAAAGAGATCATTTAGGAGGTAATGTATATGATTATATAGATAAATTCACTGGTATTAGATTAAGCAAATATGGGGCACATATATTTCACACAAATTATGAAAATGTATGGGAATTTGTAAATAGATTTAGTAAATGGTTACCATATGAACATAAAGTATTATCTTATGTTAATAATAAATTTGTACCAGTTCCTGTAAATATTACAACAGTAAATAAATTATTTAATTTGTCTATAAAAACGGAGTTAGAAATGAATAACTGGCTTAAAAATAATCAAATCATATCAAAGATAAATAATTCAAGAGATTCAGCACTTGCTAGAGTTGGTAAAGATTTATATAAATTAATGTTTGAAAATTATACAAAAAAACAATGGGATTTATTTCCTGAACAGTTAGAGCCATCAGTTTTGCAAAGAATACCTGTCCGAAATAATTTTAACGAAAGATATTTTTCAGATAAATACGAGGCATTACCAGTTAATGGATATACAGTTTTTGTAAAAAATATATTAAATCATAAAAATATAACTTTAAAACTAAATGAACCATATGATAAAAAAAAACATAAAGCAGATAAATTAATTTTTACAGGTAAAATAGATTCTTTTTTTTCAAATAAATATGGTAAATTACAATATCGGTCTTTATATTTTAATTATAAAACATATAAAATTAAAAATTATCAACCAACAGCAGTTGTGAATTACCCATCGCTTGAATATCCATATACACGAAAAATAGATTATAAAAAATTCTATAACATAGAATCAAACTACAGTGTAATTGCAGAAGAATTTAGCACAAATAAAGGTGAAGAATATTATCCAATACCAAATACAAAAAACAGACAAACATATTTGTTATATCAACAAGAAGCGAAAAAATATGAAAAACACAATATATTTTTTGTTGGTAGGCTAGCAGAATATAAGTACTTTAATATGGATCAAGCAATTTATAGTGCATTAAAATTATACGAACAAATAAAAAAATGAACAAAAGTGAACACATAAAAAAAGGATTAATAGAAGCATTAGAAAAATCCTTGGGAATTGTTACAACTGCTTGTAAACAAGTTGGCATTGGAAGAACAACTTTTTATAATTATTACAACGAGGATAAAGAATTTAAAGCATCAGTTGATGATATTTCAAATATGAGTTTAGATTTTGCTGAAAGCAAACTACTAGAACAAATAAAAGATGGATCAACTGCTGCAACCATATTCTATCTAAAAACAAAAGGAAAGAAAAGAGGATATGTTGAAAGGCAAGAGATTACAGGTGCAAGTGGCATACCTACTGATGTCAAAATAGAAATTGTAGAGAATGCAAATAGATCTGAAAACTAATGTAGTATTCAAGCATCTTGTTGAAACAGAAAAAAAAATAATAGTAAACCAAGGTGGAACCAGATCAGGTAAAACTTATAATATTCTTTTATTTATTATCTTTTATTATTGCTTACGAAATAATAAAAAGGTTATTACTATTTGTCGCAAAACCTTTCCTGCACTTCGTGCAACAGTTCTCCGAGATTTTATTACTATTTTAAAAAAGTATGAATTATACAGAGAAGAAAATCATAACAAGTCAAGTAGTGAGTATTCTTTGTTTGGTAATCTTATTGAGTTTATTAGCCTTGATCAGCCTGTTAAAGTTAGAGGAAGAAAACGAAACCTATTATTTATCAATGAAGCAAACGAGCTATACTTTGAAGACTGGCAACAATTATTATTTAGAACAAGTGAAAAGATAATACTTGACTACAACCCAAGCGAGGAGTACCATTGGATCTACGATAAAATTATACCAAGAGAAGATACAAGCTTTTTAAAAACCAATTATTTAGATAATCCATTTTTAGAAAAAACACTAGTAGATGAGATCGAAAGATTAAAATATACTGATGAGCAATACTGGCAAATATATGGGCTAGGGGAAAAGGGGGTTAGCAAGGCTACTATATTTAATTATGTAGAATACAATATAATACCCAACGATGCAGAGTTCGTTGCCCTTGGTATGGACTTCGGCTTCACAAACGATCCTACTGCAATGGTAAAGGTTTACAAAAAAGATACTGATTTATATATTGAAGAAATGCTATACAGAACAATGATGACCACAAACGATATTCATAAGTTTTTAAAAAACAATATAATTAATCAAGTAATTTATGCTGATAGTAGTGAGCCAAGAATAATTGAAGAATTAAGAAGAATGGGCTGGAGTATTCGCCCAAGCTTAAAAGGTAGAGATTCTGTAAATGCAGGTATTGATCTTTTAAAAAGATTTAAGATACATATTCACAAAGATAGTACCAACGCAATACAAGAGTTTAGAAATTATAAATGGAAAGAAGATAGATCAGGAAAACTGACAAACACACCAGAAGATAATAACAACCACTTGTGCGATGCAGTACGGTATGCTACTTATTCTATATTGAGTAAACCTAACTTTGGAAAATATGCAATACGATAAATTAGGAAGTTTGCTAAAAATTTATTATATTTATTGTAAATAAACATAAAATGAAAAATCAATTTGAAATAAATGGTTACAGTATAGACTACTATCTTCGTGGTAAATACGTTGGATCAATAAAACTAAATAGTCCTGATCGTGATGTGATGGGGTATATGGGGCGTATGGCTCATATAGCTGATTCTGATATATATATTAAAAACAGAAAGTATAAAAAGGGCACACAATTCGTAACAGAGTGCGTTCCTTTGTGTGGTAAATTTATTGGCACAAAAGAAGAGAAAATAAATGCGATGTTAAATAGTAGGGTAGGATATGGAGAGCTTTAATAAATACAAATTCCTAGAAGAATTAAAGGAAGATTTACGAGATGAGTTTGACACAAGTGGCAAATATCCCGAGCCATCGGTTGATGATATAGAAAATTATGTTATTGAATGTGTTAGTAACCAAACTATCTACTATTACGACTGTTGGAGAATATGCCTTGAATTTCAGCCAAATGATTTTGAAATACCACAAACAGGCGAGAAAGCTAAAAACATATCAGAGTTAGCATTTTATTGTCTGCTTGATTTTGTAATGCAAGATGTGCAAAAATTTAATGAAACAAAAGAAAAAAAGTTACCAGTTAATGATGCAACATAAAAAGCTATTAAAAATATACAACGAATTATCAAATGAAGATTTAATTAATTTATTTGAAATGGCTAGTGATAGGATCTTTGTATGGAACCCAAATGATAAAACTTGTTACGAGCTAGATATAGATGTGCCTTGTTGTTTTAATGGTACAAAAATACAGATCAACATAGCAGAAGATGGTATGATATTAAAACCAATGGTGAACAATGAAAGACTTTAGTGCAATAATCAAAAAGCTATTATTTGGCGAAACTCCACAAACTTGGATTTGCATTCCTGAATTTATGGATAAAAAAGAAAAAAAACTTTTTATTAAAAACACAATTAAATTTTTAGAAAAAAACATTTTAATAAAACAAAAAAATTGAAATATCAAGAAAAAATACATTTAAGCAATACTCAATTAAAAATGCTAAATACTTTATGCAGAGAATATATATTGAATTATTTAAAAGAAGATCGTAGTAAAAATTATAATAGTAAAACAAAGGTTTTAAATGATAGCTACATAAATATATTTATAGATATGTATAAAAAAATAAGATATAAATTAAGTGAAAGAGACTGCTTTTATGAAATTTATGAAGATGATGTTCAGCAAATAAAAGAAAATATGAAAGAGGTTAGTAGAGATAAAGTATTGATTATGAACAGCAAGCATTATGTAAAAACTAATTTTGATGATTTTGCTGATTTTAATAGATGGGAAAAAATACGAACTTTTGAAAAAACACAATAAATGAAAAAAAAATATCTACATCCACTAACAAGAGAATTTGTAAGTAAAGAAATTTATTTTAAATTTATAATGAGCAAGGATTATCCTAGCAAACCATATAGCGAGAAGATGAAGTAAGATTTTAATTTTTAGTTAGTTGTTTTGAAGGGTTGGTTTTATACTGACCCTTTTTTTTTAAAATAAAGTATTAATTTTGTTATATAATTATGAAGTTGAAAATTCAAATACCTACACAATTAAGTGAAATCAATTTGGATCAATACCAGAAGTATCTTAAAGCTATTGATGAAACCGAAAGCGAATACAAGCTTGGTAGTAAAATGATAGAAATTTTTTGCAACATACCAGAAGCAGATATATACGAATTTAAAGTCTCAGACATCACAAGTGTAAGTAATACTTTACAAAAATTATTTAATGAAAAAACAGATAAGCTAGTAAAACATTTTAAAATAAATAACATTGAATATGGATTTATACCAAACTTAGATGAAATGACATTTGGGGAGTACGTTGATCTCGACAATAATTTAAAAGACTGGCAAGAAATGCACAAAGCGATGAATGTATTATTTAGACCAGTAGTGCAAAAATATAGTGATAGATATTTGATAGAAAAATATAAGCCTGAAAACAACAATCTGCTTAAAGAAATACCAATGGATGTGTGTTTTAGCACCATCGTTTTTTTTTACAATTTAGGGAACGAGTTGAGCAAAACTATGCTGGATTATTTGAAACCACAGGAGATACAACAACTTCAGCAGTTGGAAACTTTGCAACCAAATGGGGTTGGTATCAATCAATTTTTGCACTCGCTAAAGGCGATGTTAGACACTTCGAAGATATTACTAAATTAAATTTTCATCAATGTTTGACTGCTTTAGAATTTATGAAAGAAAAAACAGAAATAGAACAAAAACAAATAAAAAAAAGTTTTAAATGAGCAATCAAGGTGTAAGAGGTTTTTATCAAATAACAACTACAATTAAAGATAATTTATTAAATGATGAAAACGTGAATACAGTTACAACAGGAGATATTACTAAAATTGATTTATCAAAGCAAACCATATACCCTTTATCTCATATTCTTGTAAATAATGTTTCACAAGAAGATCAAGTGTTGAGGTTTAACATAAGTGTTTTTTGTATGGATATAGTTGATGTGAGCAAAGATGAAACAGCTGATATTTTTGTAGGCAACAATAATGAACACGATGTTTTAAACACACAGTTAGCAGTAATAAATAAATTAATTGAAACATTACGAAGTGGTACACTATATCAAAGTAAATATCAACTTGATGGTGTTGTTAGTTGTGAGCCTTTTTATGATCGGTTTGAAAATGAAGTGGCAGGTTGGGTAGGCACAATGGATATATTAATAGACAATGACATAAATATCTGCTAATGGATTTAAGAAAAGTTAATTTAGTATTGAGAAATTTTGGGCATAGTGTTGTGCAAGAAGCTAAAAGTAATGCACCAAAAGATCGAGTATCAGGTAAATTAAAAGATAGCATCAGTTTTACACAATTTGCAAACGAAAATCAAGCTATGATTACTTTTTTTATGGAAGAATATGGTAAGTATCAAGATTTAGGTGTAAAAGGAACAAAGAGTGGACAAAGTTTAGGAAAAAAATATTACGGTACACAAGGCAGAGAATATAAATATACAACAAAAATGCCACCACCTAATAAATTAGATCGTTTTGTTGTACGCAAAGGACTGGCACCAAGAGACGAAAGGGGAAGATTTACAGGCAGATCTTTAAAAACAGTAGGCTTTCAAAAGTCAATTACTTTTTTAATTGCAAGATCAATATTTGGAAAAGGAATCAAGCCCACTTTATTTTTCTCAGAACCTTTTCGAAAATATTTCAGAGATTTTCCAAGACAAATTGCAGAAGCTTATGGTGATGATTTTGAAACATTTGTATCAAGAAATTTTAATGCTTAATTATGGCAATAGAAAAAATAAATATAAACAGTCCTGTCTATCTTAAAATAGAAAATTCAGCAGGTTTAACAAGTTGTAATCTAACACTCGCAATATATAGTGGTGCTTTTCAATCAAGCCCGAGTACAACTTACGAGCTTGTAAAAAACGAAGTTGCAAACAACAACTATGTTATATTTGAGATAGGAGAACTAATAAAAGATTATATAACATATAGTTTTAGTGGTACGTTTGGTAGTAATGGTGTAAATGTCTGGGTACAAACAACTGCAACACCAAAAGAAGGGTCAACGTCAAGACCCGCAATAAGTTCTATCTATTTGGCTTTTGATGGTGTTGGATATTTTGAAGAGGGGTTTGATATAACAAGTTCATCGAATAGTACAACAACACAAACACTTACAAGACACAAAGGAAGTGTAACAAAGCTGATGTCAAATACAAAGATATTTAGAGAAGCACAAGAAGTGTTGTACATTCCTGTACTCGCAAATTTAAGTGTAAATTCTGGTAGTGATACATTAACAGGTGCAACTACTGTAAACTTTAAAAATGGTGGTACGACTGTATCAAGTGTAACAGTATCAACAGGAGTGTCAAACTCGAATAGTGCAATAGAATATGCAACAAGTACAACTGCAACACTTACAAGTGTAGATATAGTTACAGGTGGATCAACAGAAACGATAGAAATAGAAGAACAACCTTGTAATAGATTTACAAACTTACCAGTAGTATTTGTAAACAAATCAGGTGCATTACAAAAAGTAAACTTTTTTTTAAAATCTATTGAAAGTGTAAACGTACAAAAAGATGAATTTAAAAGCAATACACTGACAACTGGTGCAACATATTCTATTAATAATCATCAATACAAAAACAGAAACATAAACAGTAGAGAAACGATCATATTAAATACAGGATACGTAAACGATAGCTACAACCAAGTAATAGAACAGATACTTACAAGCAAAAGATGTTGGTTGTTCAAAGATAATCAATATTTACCTGTAATACCACAAGATCAAAATGTAACATTTAGGACATCACTGAATGATAGACTTGCAAACTATACTATGACATTCAAGTTTGCTTTTGATAAATTAAACACAATTAGATAATGAACGAAGTAAGTCTATTAATACCAGACATAGTAATAGACAATCCACAACCTGATCCAGATTTGTGGAACCTTACTACCACAAACTGGGAAAACACATTCAGGAAATGGAATGAGATAAACCTAATTACAGACATAGATTATCAAAGACTTGATTTATTTGAAGATGAACAAATTAGTCTTACACAAACAATACAAGACATCAGAGATATAGAAAAAGTATTTACAGATTTTAGCAAGTCATTTAGTTTACCTGCAAGTAGTAAAAACAATTTATTATTCAGACACTATTACAGATCAGACATTGTAGAGGATAGAGTACCAGATTCAATATTTAATGCCAATTCTAAATTAAGAGCAGTACTAGAACTGAATTACAAAAGATTTAAAAGTGGTTACATAGTACTCAATGGTGTCAAGCTCAAGAATAATCAACCTGATAGTTACAATATCACATTCTTTGGAGAAACAGTTACATTAAAAGACAAACTTAAAGACAAAAGATTATCAAGTTTGGACTTTTCACAGTTTGACCACGCATACGATGTCGCAAATGTGAGACAAGGGGTTCAAACATTTGTAACAAATTTATCAGCAGGTACAACTAGCACGGCTCACGTTATATATCCAATAATATCACATACACAAAGATTTATTTACAATAGTGGTGCAGGAGGTGTACTAGTAAGTCAAGAAAGATCAAGCACAACAAGAAACTTATATGCTAGTGGTAGCCAAGCTGATGTAACTGATGGTGGGGGAAACATAATTAGAGATGGTAGTACAATGGGTTTTGTATTTACAGACCTTAAACCTGCATTAAGAGTGATAGATATTATTAGAACTATTGAACAAGACAATGATATACAATTACA